ACTGGTATTGTAGAACTGATAACCGGAAATGCGATACATCGCCTTTGCCGGGTAGTTCGGGTTCGCTTTGAACTGGTCAACGACCTTCTGCTTGGTGGGGGCCAGCGCACACTCAAAACGGCGGATGATCACCATGGGAATGATAACATCCTTGTATTTGTCACTCTGGTAAGTACCACGCAGCTTGTTTGCGATAGACCAGATAAAGTTTACTTCAGTCGAAACGTCAACGGGAGAGTCATCCCACATTGCGTCGATTACGGTTTTGTCAGCCATTGTTATTTCCCTCGCCCTTTGTTGTGGTAGTTTGTGGAATCATCTGTTTTTGTTTTTAGGGTGTGTTATATGCCATCACTCAGATTTTCTTATTGGGACATTGAGTTGCTGTCCGGGATAAATTCCATAATATCGGACACATCACACTTCAGCGCATTGCAAATACGAAGAAGGACATCGGTATTTACATTTCCACCCTTGCCAAGTTTTGCTACGGATGTGGCACTGACACCGCTCATCTCGCGCAAGGTTTTTTTGTTAATACCCCTATCAATCAACAATTTCCATAGCTTGTTATAGCTGAACCTCATGTGTTCTGCCTCCTGTGTTTATTAAACTTAGTTTACTGTTCAACATCATTCCAGGTGCGACCAAATAGCGCACCTTCTTCCGCTGACAAGCGAAGGATTTTCGAACGCTCCATAATCTTCTGCGATTCTGGGGTGTACGATCCTTCTTTGTCCATGGCAATGAATACCTGCTTAGGTGTCTCCGCATAAAGTAACAGGATTTTTTCTATGGCCTCATCCTCAATATGCTTAAGCATTACGGAGTCATGCACCAGCAACGGCAGGTTTGTCAGTTGGAGCATTGCCAAATCAAATACTACGAGGCCTTTGTATTGGGAACCTGTTCCTCCATCACGAGGAGTAAAGAACTTGTAGTGGGACGCATCACTAACGATTAATGATGGTGATGTCTTGCGTCCGTTATAGATCACTCTGTTGATTTCTTCCATTTTGGAGTTAATCGTTTGTTGCATTACAGCAATTTGTTCTCGTACTAGATTATTTAGGGTTTCTTCATAGGCCTTAGCTTTGTCATATAAACGCTTGATTTCTGCGGAATTTTCATTTGCAGCACATAGAGTTTTCAATTCCTTATCTATGGCCGCATATTGGTCAAGAACTGCTTTCGACAAATCCGTTATAGTACCGATTTCGGAGATGTTGGCTTCCAGTGCTGCTATTTCTGCACTTACCAGATCAACGGCGGCCTGCAACCGCTCCTCCGTCTCATCAAACTCATCCTTCAATATACTAGTGAGCTGCCTGTGAAACGCTTCAATTTTCTCTATACGTTGCAAATCAACGCCAGGGAAAAAGCGCTGTAAATCTCCATAGTTTTGTTTGAACTTTTTCTGCCCTAAGCCCTTGTCTGTATGTATTGCACGCATCTGTGACAACAGTCTGGAACGCTGTCGCTTGTAATCCGACAAACGACTCTTTAAAATCGAAAGTTGCTCTGCCTGCACTGAGTCTAAATCCAACAATCCATTGGAACTTTTCTCCGCAAGCGCCTTGGCTTGCTCCGTTAGTTCCTTAATTCGGTCCTCGTTCTTCCTGAGTTCTGTCTGGTTTCTGACGAACGGAATGTACTGGTATTTCAGCGCATTTTTAAAGGTTGTATGTCGCTCCTTAGCGTCCTTTGATATTTTAGCCTGCTCAGCGATGCCGGAGTATAAGTTGAGTATTTTCAACAATCCTTCAATGGCTGTCTTGGCAGTTTCTTGCTTAGCTTGATGGAGAGGATGTTCTTCATCAAGCGTTTCTCTTTTATACACACGAATAAATCTACCAATGGCGTTGCGAAGCGATAATCCTGGAAGATTAAGGCCATATTCCTCTAAAAGGAATTCCGTGTAGTCATTGAGTGCCAACGAGCGGTCTGGAATAATGTTGTAATATTCATCGCAATAATACACGGTATTATAGTCGCCAGTGGATCGACCAAAATGGTAAACTCCATCTTCAAACTGAAAGGTAAAGAAGATTGTATGCACGCCAACCTCAGTTTGAATATCTGTTAGTTTGTCGATATAATCTGTCCCGCCAAAGATAAAATCAATAATCATCAGGAAAGTGGATTTCCCAATTGAATTAGAGCCCGAATCGCTTCCAAGTACTATATTCAGGCCAGGATGTACAGCTATTTTGCCTCTCGGATTCCCATGGTCGATGAACTTGTCACACATGATTTCAGTCAACATAATGCAGTACACTCCCTTCGCGATGGAATTCTATTTTACCCAACGCATATAGGCAATCCAATATCTCTAAAAATTCTCCTATATCCGAGACTTTAGATTTTGTTTTCTTATATAGTTCGCCGGGCTTCATATCCTGGCCTTCCAAATAAGTTAGAATAATTGGAAATTTTGCCAGAATGCTGTTTTGATAAGGCGTAACCTTACTAGGAAATTTCATGGAACACCTCGCAATTCTGGATGAAGTAAGCAACCACAATATGGCAGGCCCTCATGTATTGGTTACCTACTTGTGATTTATTCCTTATCCATTCAGCCAACTGATTCACTATTTCTTCCTGAGATAGCTTCCCATTTTCGAGCTTTTTGTAGGCAGTATTAATTTCTGATGCAATCAGGTCAAAATCGCCTGTTCCATCTCGCTCCATGTCAGAAAAAATGTTGTTAATAAAGTTATAATACCGTAACACGCGTGTAGTTTCGTCGCTTCTCAACAGATGGTTCTCAGGAAGAATTTTATGATCGATTCGCAACGCTTCCATTGGAAGCTCCACTAGGGCCTTCTCGTCAATATCGCAAACCAATCCCGATATGACTACCTGAATTTCATCTTCTAAAGCCATTTCATTTATATCAGAACGCAATGCGTAAGCAGAAACGAGGCTATCCTTGATTCCTCTTAGTTGTAGGTAATCCGCTTTTGTTGGCCCGAGCATATATTCCTCGGCGTGATCACGACAAAGTGCAATTTGGTTGCTTTGGTTGTTAAACTTCTTAGGCGGAGCAATTCCGCTAAATTCTGTCTCATGCCCAGAAATATCGTCAGGATATATAGATGTGATTCTATATCGCTTAACCGCAGTGGTTTTAATATACTCTACCAATGGTGCATGGCAGATCGGACACTCATACCCAGCTTCCGCAAGAAGGGGAATATCGTCCGTTCCTAAAGGAACGTCAGTCAGCCTGTTCGTCCGGTTTATAGTATAGAGTAGATAATTGGCAAGAAAAACTGCATTGTTTTCTTCTAAATAAAGTTTTTTGAAACTGTCCTTTTTCTTCTTGGAAATCTCAACGTCAGTTTCAACGCAATTCAACAAGTTCTCGTACATATCATCTGCAACATACGGGTTTAAACATGGAATTATCACAGAATCAAAATGTGCAATCGCCTCACTCAGTATTCCTGCTGAAGTGCAGGCGTTTTTTATCGCCTTCGGCACATCTACTTTGCGGTTCATAAGATCACTAATCAGAGATGAGCCAATATTAACGGGGTTTCCCTTCTTATCTACGACACTATCCTTTTCAGTAATCCACCCGAGTAGTATTTCAACGACATCTTTGTCGTCATTAGGTGGCTGTAAAGCAGACTGCAGACTCTTTGCAAAGTATGCAAAACAAAGCTGTATCACAGGGATTACTCCTTTCTAACTAGAAATCCACTCGAAATCCACTCGAATTCTACACTAACTACTTGTCTGTCAATTTCAGATATAATTGACGATGTAAAGAGGTTTAAAAAGATGAATGCTATTTTAGAACAGCGTATCACAAAGCACCGCAAAAATCAAGTTTATTTCGCGAACGCAAACTAAGTTCTAATAAAACGAATCTATATTTGCAAAACCTTTGTGAGCCTCTATGCATTTAAGTGTATTGTGAAGATTCGAGGAGGTGAAAAACATGGCAATCAACAAGAAGCAAACATCCAAAACAGTCGCAAAAAAGGCCAGCGCAATTTTGCGTAATAGTCATTCCGGTAATAAGGTGAAATCCGTTGCTGGAAGTTCCCTTGCACAGACTCGTCCCAGCAAGAAGAAGTAAACCAACACATCGATGGGCAGTGACAGATTACCAATCAGCCTGCCCATCCCCATTAGGGGAAATCCAAAAAAATAATCTCACAGCCTGAGATGCGCATCAAGGCGGCGGGATACATAGAGAGTCATGCATGGCAATGGCCATGGTGGATCTCTGATGTACCCACCGTGCTTTGTCGACCCATTTCAGGTAGTTGCAGCCGGTGTACATCAGTGCATCGGCTGCTTTTTTGTGTCCTTCCGCCCAACCGCACCAGGCGGAAAGGACGCAATTATGAAGCTGAAGTACACCTATGGAACCGTCACTGGAACCACCACCATTGAGGTCGAGGAGGAATGGGTCACCATCCTGGAGGATGAGGATCGCCGGGAGTACAACAACGATCACAAAGAGACACGCCGCCATGAGTCCCTCTATAAGACCGAGGAGTATGGCGACCGCTATGCCACTGCTGATAACACCGAGGGCGCACTCATCGCCACCGAGGAGGCCGAAGAGAAGGCACAGCAGCTCCGAACGTTGCGTGATGCCATTAAGCAGTTGACCAAAGATCAGCAAGATCTGGTGAACAAGGTCATCCTCGGGGACATGACGATTTCTGCCTACGCCAAGCAGGTCGGCATCTCCCAGCCTGCTGCCACCCAGCGTCGTCAGACTATCATGAGAAAGTTGAAAAAGTTCTTCTGATTTACCCGTGCGAAAAGCCTTATATTTTGTCAGCTTGCTGGCCTACCTATGGAGGGCAACACGATACCGTCCTCCAGAAAGGTAGGACAAGTATGAAACGAAATCTCAGAATCAGCGTTTCCAAGGAACCGAGTCCCTGCGGCATTGTCAGCTGTAAGACCATCACGCTCCGAGAGAAACTGCTGACGAAGCTGTTCGGCCAGAAGCAGCGGGTCACGGTGCTGATTCCCGGCAACGATGTCTCTGTTTCCATCGCCGAGGTAGTGGAGGGAGGTGCCTGCTATGAGTAGGATCAAACTCCTCCTCGAGGTGGTAGAGGATATGCACTCTCTCGCTGACAGCCTTTCCGCGCTGGCAAGCGCCATGGCGGACAGCGATTCCAGCACTGAAGACGCCGCACCGCAGGCAGAAGCTGCAGCCTTGCCTGATCGATCTCCTGATAAGCAGCCCACCGTGTCGCTGGTGGAGGTCAGAACCAAGCTGGGAGAGCTGAGCCGTGCCGGATACACCGCACAGGTTCGTGACCTCATCCACAAGTACGGTGCGGAGCGGCTGGGTGATATTGACCCCAGCTATTACGAAGCGTTGCTCTACGAGGCGGAGGGATTGACCGATGCCACCTGACATCCACGCAGCTCTCTCTGCCTCCGCTTCTCATCGCTGGCTTCACTGTACCCCATCGGCGAACCTGGAGCGGGAATTTCAAGATCGGGAAAGCACCGCTGCCGTAGAAGGCACCGCAGCCCATGCCTTGGCAGAACACAAGCTCCGCCGCGCGCTGAAGATGCGCTCCAAAAAACCCGTCAGCCAGTACGACAGTGATGAAATGGACGCCTATACGGACGGCTATGTCCAGTTCGTGATGGAAGCGCTTGCCGAAGCCAAACAGGTGTGTCCAGACCCGCAGGTGCTGATCGAGCAGCGGCTCGACTTCTCTTGCTACGTGCCAGAGGGCTTTGGTACGGGTGACTGCCTGATTGTGGCGGACAAGCTCCTCCACATCATCGACTTCAAGTATGGCCAGGGTGTCCTCGTCGATGCGCACCAGAATTCCCAGCTGATGCTGTATGCCCTGGGAGCACTGAACATCTTTGACTGTCTCTACGATATTCAAGAGGTTTCCATGAGCATTTATCAGCCTCGCCGGGACAATCTCAGCACCTGGACGATTTCTGCTGCCGACCTCAAAGCCTGGGCAGAAGAGGAGCTGGTGCCGAAGGCTGCTCTTGCCTCCAAGGGAGACGGCGATTACAGTCCCGGTGCCTGGTGCCAGTTCTGCAAAGCGGCTGTGAAATGCCGAGCCAGAGCGGAATCCAAGCTCCAGCTGGCCAGGTACGAGTTCAAGGCCCCTCCGTTACTCACGGACGAGGAGGTAGAGGACATCCTCGCCTTGCTCCCTGACCTTACCAAGTGGGCAAATGAGATCACCGCCTACGCGCAGAATGCCGCTGTTGACCACGGTAAGGCGTGGCGTGGGTTCAAGCTGGTGGAGAGCCGCACCATCCGAAAGTACACCGATGAGACTGCCGTTGCCGAAGCCGCCAAGGCCGCTGGCTATCACGACATCTATAAGCAGAGCCTGATCTCCCTAACCGAGATGGAGAAGCTCATGGGCAAGACCGCCTTTCATGAAATTCTCGGCGGCTTGGTGATCAGGCCGAAAGGCAAGCCGACGCTCGTTCCGGCATCGGACAAGCGTCCCGCTATTCTCGCAAGCGATGCCAAAACCGACTTCAATGACTATGTGGAGGAATGAAAACATGACTATCAAGAAATCTGCGACTAAGGTCGTTACCGGAGTTGTCCGCCTGTCCTACGCCAATGTGTGGGAGGCCGTATCCATCAACGGCTCGAACCCCAAGTTTAGCGTGTCCCTGATTATCCCTAAGAGCGACACCAAGACCATTGACGCCATTAATGCGGCTGTGGATGCCGCCATCAAGGAGGGTGCCGCGAAGTTCGGCGGCAAGATTCCCAACAAGGCTGCTCTGAAGCTGCCTCTCCGGGACGGTGACCTTGAGCGTGACGACGAGGCGTACAAGGCATCCTATTTCCTCAACGCCAACAGCACCACCGCACCCCAGATCGTTGACCGCTCCGTGCAGCCCATCCTGGATCGCGCAGAAGTCTACTCCGGCTGCTATGCACGGGTGTCTGTCAACTTCTACGCCTTCAACAGCAACGGCAATCGTGGCATTGCCTGCGGCCTGGGCAACATCCAGAAGGTCAAGGACGGTACGCCTCTGGGCGGCAAGTCCTCCGCTTCGGATGACTTCAGCACCGATTTCGATGACGACTTTCTGAATTGAGAAGCCGCCACGTGAAATGAATAGGCAGGGCGGCAGCGATCACATCAATGCCGCCCTCGCCCCATTGGAGCATTTAGATGAATACACTTTCTATCGACATTGAAACCTACTCCTCGGTGAGCCTGCAAAAGGCTGGCGTGTATCGCTACGCCCAGTCCGAGGACTTTGAAATCCTGCTGTTCGGCTATTCTGCAGACGGTGGCCCGGTGCAGGTAGTGGACTTCGCTTCCGGCGAGAGCTTGCCCCAGGAGATACAGTCTGCGCTGACTGATCCTTCCGTTATCAAGTGGGCGTTTAACGCACAGTTCGAGCGGGTGTGTCTGTCCCGGTATCTGGGATACCCGGTGGGCACCTACCTCGATCCTGCGTCCTGGCGCTGCACGATGGTCTGGGCAGCGACCCTCGGCTTGCCACTCTCCCTGGAGGGCGTAGGTGCAGTGCTTGGCCTTGAGAAGCAGAAGCTGAAGGAAGGCAAAGACCTCATTCGCTATTTCTGTACCCCTGCAAAAAGCCAACTTGGAACAAGACGGCATCGTCCTGAAGAGGCTCCTGGTAAATGGGCAACCTTCAAAGCCTACAATCTCCGTGATGTGGAGACCGAGCTGGCAATCCAGCAGCGGATCGCCAAGTTTCCCGTGCCGGAGAGCGAATGGCGCAACTACCACCTCGACCAACGTATCAACGACCGGGGTATTATGCTCGACCTTCCGATGGTTGGACAGGCCATTTCTTGCGACGAGCAGTTCAAGCGGACACACATGGCAAAAGCGCAGTCGGTGACCGGCTTGGAAAATCCCAACTCTCCCACGCAACTCAAAGCGTGGCTTCAGGAGCAAGGCGTGGAAGCGGAGTCTCTCTCCAAGGCAGCGGTTGCCGAGCTTCTAGAACAGGCGGAGGGCGAAGTAGAGCTGGCGCTATCTCTCAGGCAAGAGCTGGCCAAAAGCAGCGTCAAGAAATACACGGCCATGGAGACTGTGGTCGGCGCAGACAGCCGAGCCAGAGGTCTCATTCAGTTTTACGGTGCGAATCGAACCGGACGATATGCAGGGCGGCTTATCCAAGTGCAGAACCTTCCGCAAAACCACCTGCCCGATTTGGAGCTTGTCCGTTCCCTGATTCGCAACGGCCAGTTTGACGCGGTGGAGCTGCTCTACGACTCCGTTCCCGTGGTGCTGTCCGAGCTGATCCGCACAGCATTTATTCCGAAACCCGGATGCCGCTTTTTTGTGGCTGACTTTGCCGCTATCGAGGCGCGGGTCATTGCATGGCTGGCCGGGGAGACCTGGCGGCAGGCGGTTTTTGCGAACGGCGGCGACATCTACTGCGCCAGCGCCTCGCAGATGTTCCATGTTCCCGTTGAAAAGCACGGACAGAACGCACACCTGCGGCAAAAAGGCAAAATCGCCGAGCTGGCTTTGGGCTATGGCGGCTCTGTGGGTGCTTTGAAGGCCATGGGCGCACTCAATTATGGCCTCGACGAACAGGAGTTGAAGCCGCTGGTAGATGCTTGGCGGCTGGCCAGCCCACACATTGTCCGGCTGTGGTGGGACATCGACAAAGCCGCTTCCACCTGTGTGCGGGAGCGCATTCCCACCGAGTCCTACGGCATCCGTTTTTGCTACCAGAGCGGCATCTTGTTTGTCACGCTGCCCTCCGGCAGACGCCTTGCTTACGTCAAGCCCAAGATGGGTGTCAATCGGTTCGGCAACGAATCTGTCACCTATGAGGGGGTCGGAGAACAGAAGAAGTGGCTGCGTTTGGAGACCTACGGCCCCAAGCTCACAGAGAATCTTGTCCAGGCCACAGCCCGTGATATTCTCGCAGAGGCGATGCTCCGGCTAGAGGCCTGCGGCTACAAAATCGTCATGCACGTCCATGATGAAGTGGTCATCGAGGCCCCTGCGGACGCCAGCCTGGAGGAAATTTGTGCTGTCATGGGCCAGACGCCCTCTTGGGCAAAAGGACTGCTTCTCCGTGCTGACGGTTATACCTGCGATTTTTACAAGAAAGACTGAGGTGTCTATGAGTATCAATAAGTTCAACAGCGAGGGCTACTACGACCCAACGGCCTATGAAGCCCTCTCCAAACTCGAAGAAGAAGCGCGGCGGTCCCATACCTACCGACCGGTCGTGTACATCTGCTCTCCGCTGTCTGGTGACGTGGAGGGTAACCAGCGCAAGGCCAGACGCTACTGCCGTTTTGCGGTTGCCAAGGGCTACATCCCCCTGGCTCCGCAGCTGCTCTTTCCTCAGTTCATGGAGGATAACGACCAGAAGGAGCGTAACCTTGCCTTGTTCATGGATCTCGTTCTGCTCTCGAAGTGCAGTGAGCTGTGGGTGTTCGGCAACTACATTTCCAAGGGTATGAGCATCGAAATCGCTCGAGCGCAGCGTAAGCAACAGACCATCCGTTACTTTTCCGAGGATTGCAAGGAGGTGGACGCATGAAAATCGCAGTTGGCAACAGCCGCATGGATAAAAAGTGGAAGAACCGCGATATCGCCTGGGAGGAGCTTTGCACGAAGGTCAGCCAGACCCAGCGCACCACCGAGACCGTTGAGGAGTACCGCAAGCTGAAAAAGGGCGGTCAGGACTCCATCAAGGATGTGGGCGGTTTTGTGGGCGGTGCGCTCCGAGAGGGACGCCGCAAGAATGGCAGCGTGCTGTGCCGCTCCATGCTGACGTTGGACATGGACTATGGTGAACCGGGCATCTGGGATGAGATCGATATGCTCCACGGTTTTAAGTGCTGTGTCTACTCCACCCACAAGCACACGCCGGAGCATCCTCGGCTGCGGCTGATCATTCCGCTTGCCAGGGAGATCACGGAGGAGGAGTATCCGGCTCTTGGGCGCATGGTGGCAAAGGAGATCGGCATCGACCTTTTCGATGATACCACCTACGAAGCCTGCCGTCTGATGTACTGGCCATCCACTTCCGCCAACGGAGATTTCTTTTTCCGTGCGAAGGACGGCGACCTCCTCGATCCGGATGAGTACCTCGCCCAATACGCCGACTGGCGCGACGCCTCTACCTGGCCGGTTTCCTCCCGCCAATCCGAAGCCTTTCAGCGCAACCTTGCACAGCAGGCCGATCCGCTGACCAAACCCGGTGTGGTAGGTGCCTTCTGCCGCGCTTATACCATTGAGGAAGCAATTGATACCTTCCTCGACCACATTTACGAGCCGTCTGCCATGAACGGACGCTACGACTATATTCCCGCCGATTCCTCTGCAGGTGTGGTGGTCTACGACGGCAAATTTGCCTACAGCCACCACGCCACCGACCCCGTGTGTGGTCATCTGCTGAACGCCTTCGACCTGGTGCGTCTCCACAAGTTCCGTAACCTGGATGAGAAGTGCGCCTCGGATACACCGCCTGGGAAGCTACCGTCTTTCGCAGCGATGACGCAGTTGGCAATCAGCGATGATCGGGTCAAGGCCATCTTTGCCGATGATCGGCTTGCGCAGGCAGATGCCGAATTTGACGACGAGGATTGGCAGAGCCATCTGGAGATCGACAAGGCTGGCAATGTGAAGGACACCCTGAGCAATATCTGTATCATTCTCCGCTGCGATCCCCAGCTCCGGCCCATCGTGTTTAATCAGTTCAAAGGGATGCTGGATGTGACCGGCGCTCTACCGTGGCCCCAGGTGAAACCTGGCTGGAGCGACACCGATGTGGCCTGTGCCAAGCTGTACTTTGAGCGCAACTACGGCATCTGGTCTCCGACCAAATTCAAAGACGCCCTGCTGGCGGTTACCTCGTCTGAGCGGCTCTACCATCCTGTAAAAGAGTATCTGAACAGCCTGAAATGGGATGGCATCCCTCGTCTGGACACCCTGCTGGTGGACTATCTCGGCGCGGACGACACCCCGTATGTCCGGGCCGTCACCAGAAAAACCTTGGTGGCAGCGGTGGCCCGTATCTTCCGTCCGGGGGTCAAGTTTGACTCCATCCTCGTTCTCAACGGTGTGCAGGGCATGGGCAAATCTACGCTGTTTACCAAGTTGGGCAAGGACTGGTTCTCCGATTCTCTGTCCATCTCCGACATGAAGGACAAAACCGCTCCGGAAAAGCTGCAGGGCTACTGGATTTTGGAGCTGTCCGAGCTGAATGGCATGAAGAAGATGGACGTGGAAGTGGTGAAGTCCTTCATCACCCGCACCGATGATAAATACCGCCAAGCCTACGGCACCACGGTGGAGAGCCATCCTCGCTCTTGCGTGATCGTAGGCACGACCAACAGCGATAGCGGCTTCCTCCGTGACATCACGGGCAACCGCCGGTTCTGGCCTGTGCGAGTGTCGGGCCAAGGGAAATACCACCCCTGGGATCTGACCGAGGTTGACCAGGTGTGGGCGGAAGCCATCGAATACTACAATCGAGGCGAGGACCTGTTCCTCAAAGGCGATATTGCCGCTGAAGCCTATACCCAGCAGCGTGAGGCCATGGAAACGGATGACCGGGAAGGTATCGTGCAGGAGTATCTCGATCGCCTGCTGCCGGAGGGCTGGGAGAAGTTTGATCTCTACCAACGCCGCAATTTCCTGGGGGGAGGCGAGTTCGACGATGCTGTTCACGAGGGCACGGTACGCCGCACCCGCGTCTGTGCCATGGAGATTTGGTGCGAGTGCTTCGGGAAGCCTCGAGAGGCACTCAAGAAAACCGACTCCTACGAGATCGAAGGCATTCTCTACAAGCTGGGCGGCTGGGCGCGGTACAGCGACAATGCCACAGGCAAGTGCCGCATTCCCGGATATGGGGTGCAAAAGACCTTTGTCCGTGTTGCCGATGGGAAACAGAGGTGAGTCGAGATGTGTTGCCCATTGTTTCCTAGGTTTCCGATCTCGCCTTTCATCGGAAACAGCCCAAGCGCCCGCCCGTTAGGGTGCTTTGCTACTTTGTTGCCGGTGTTTCCCATTGCCTTACTAAAGATTGTGAGGAAAGAAAAAGGAGGAAAACAGGCGCACGAACACGTGTATACGCGCGTAGAGCTTGAAGCACCCTTCGGCAACAGGCAACGGCAACAGAGGTGTAGGCCATGAGGGAGAAAGCAGTTGAGCAGAAGCTGGTGCAGGCGGTCAAAAACATGGGAGGCTTAGCGCTGAAATTCGTAAGCCCTGGCTATGATGGTGTGCCAGACCGCCTGGTGCTTCTGCCTCCTGGAAAGATGGCCTTCATTGAGGTGAAGGCACCGGGAAAACAGCTCCGTCCCTTACAGGTACGGAGAAAGCAGCAACTAGAGCGCTTGGGCTTCAAAGTCTACTGCCTGGATAGCCCAGAACAGATTGGAGGTATTCTTGATGAAATACAATCCGCATAGCTATCAGGTCTATGCCACCAACTTCATCGAAACCCACCCCGTCTCCGCTGTATTCTTGGATATGGGTCTGGGCAAGAGCGTTATCACGCTGACGGCCATCTTCGACCTGTGTCTGGATCGCTTCCTTGTCCGCAAGGTTCTGGTGATCGCGCCGCTGCGAGTTGCCAGAGATACCTGGCCGACGGAAATTCGCAAGTGGGAGCACCTGGAGGGGCTGACCTACGCCGTAGCAGTCGGCAGCGAAGCGGAACGGAAAGCAGCACTCCAGCAGTCGGCAACCGTGTACATCATCAACCGGGAAAACGTCCAATGGCTCATTGAGGACAGCGGCCTGCCCTTTGACTTCGACATGGTGGTGATCGACGAGCTGTCCTCCTTTAAGAGCTATCAGTCGAAGCGCTTCCGTAGCCTGCTGAAAGTTCGACCCTCCGTCCAGCGCATCGTTGGCCTGACCGGCACACCAGCTCCCAACGGTCTGATGGATCTGTGGGCGGAGTTCCGAGTGCTGGACCTGGGCAAACGCCTGGGCCGCTTCATCACGAGGTACCGCAACGACTACTTCCAGCCGGACAAGCGTAATGGTCAGGTCGTTTACTCCTACAAGCCGATTCCCGGTGCGGAGGAGAAGATCTACGAGGCCATCTCCGACATCACCATCTCCATGAAGGCAGACGATTACCTCGATATGCCGGAGTTGGTGCTGAATGAAGTGAAAGTTCAACTTTCCGATTCGGAGCGAAAGGTTTATAATACGCTCAAGACTGACCTGGTGGTTTCCCTTGGCGGCGAGGAGATTGATGCCAGCAATGCTGGTGCATTGTCGGGCAAGCTCTCCCAGATGGCCAATGGTGCTGTGTATGGTGAGGGCAAAAAGATAATCGGCATCCATGAGCGGAAGCTGGATGCCCTGGAAGATCTCATCGAAGCCGCCAATGGGAAGCCGGTGCTAGTGGCCTACTGGTTCAACCATGACCTGGAGCGTATCCGAGAAAGGCTCCACAAACGGCATATTCCGTTCGCCTTGCTGGACAGCTCCGAGAGTATCGTCCGATGGAACCGGGGAGAGCTGCCGGTGGCATTGATCCATCCTGCGTCTGCCGGTCACGGACTCAACCTGCAGGACGGCGGCTCCACCATCATCTGGTTTGGGCTGACTTGGAGCCTTGAGCTATATCAGCAGCTCATCGGTCGACTCCAACGGCAAGGACAAAAAGCAAAAACCGTTGTCGTACACCACATCATCACGGTGGGAACACAGGATGAACGGGTTATGACTACGTTAACGAAAAAAGAAAAGACCCAGACAGCCCTTGTGGATGCGGTCAAGGCAGAATTGGAGGTCTAAATGACAGCAAAAGAATTTTTATCCCAGGCCTATCGCCTGGATCAGCGAATCGACAGCAAGATTGAACAGATTTCTTCCCTGAACGATCTGGCTACCAAGTGTACCGCCACCATCTCTGGGATGCCCCACAGCCCCAGTGGTTCCACGTCCACCATGGCCGATACCATTTCCAAGATCGTTGACCTGCAGGCCGAGATCAACCGTGACATCGACAGGCTGGTGGATCTGAAGCGCGAGATCGTAAAGGTCATCAAAGCGGTGCAAAACCCGGAGTGCCAGACCCTTTTGGAGAAGCGATACCTGTGCTTTCTGCACTGGGAGCAGATCGCGGTGGACATGAACTACGGCATCGACAACATCTTCCGGCTCCACAAGAAGGCCCTGGATTGCGTCGTTGTACCGGAAGGTGTACAGTAAAATCCATGGTAATACAGTCGCTTCCCGTGATATTATTACAATAGCAAAACGCGAAGAAAACCCGGACGAGCCATCGTAGAGCAATCTGCGGTGGCTTTTCTGATGCCCAAAAGGAGGAGCGCAATGCCCTACAAACCCAAACGCCCCTGCTCCTTCCCCGGTTGCCCCAATCTGACGGAGGGTCGCTTCTGCCCGGAGCATGAGAAGCAGGAGAACCGGCGCTATGAGAAATACGACCGGGACCCCGCTGTCAAGCGTCGCTACGGTCGAGCGTGGAAACGCATCCGAGACAAATACGTGCAGCAGCACCCCGTGTGTGAGCTGTGCTACAAGAAGGGCCTGCTGGTGGAGACCGAGCAGGTGCATCACAAAAGACCGCTGTCGGAAGGCGGCGATCACAGCAAAGAGAACCTCATCGCCCTTTGCAGCAGCTGTCATGCGAGGATTCACGCAGAGCGTGGAGACCGCTGGCACACCACGGGGAGGGGCGGTCAAAATCTCTAGCGATGCTCCCCCTGGGGAACGGGCGTGGGGTCTCGCGCACAAAGTCGCGGTTTCAAAGGGGGTATATAAGGCCCCACCGCCAAGGAGGTGTATAGAATTGGCTAAGGACGGGACCAACCGTGGCGGCGCTCGCATCGGCGCTGGAGCAAAAAAGAAGCCCTTAGCTGACAAAATCGCTGAAGGGAATCCGGGCAAACGGACGTTGACTGTCATCGACTTCGAGAAAAGAGCAGCCGATTTAGAAGGTCAGCAGATGCCCAAACCATCCAAGATGCTCTCCGCGACCCAGAAGGACGGCAAGCCGCTGGTGGCCGAGGAGGTCTACACTGCCACCTGGGAGTGGCTGGCGGAGCGCAAATGCGCCTCGCTGGTGTCGCCCCAGCTGCTGGAGCGCTACGCCATGAGCGTGGCCCGGTGGATTCAGTGCGAGGAGGCCGTCACCGAGTTCGGCTTTCTGGCCAAGCACCCCACCACCGGCAACGCCATCCAGTCGCCCTATGTGGCCATGAGCCAGAACTTTATGAGCCAGACCAACCGGCTCTGGATGGAGATCTATCAGATCGTCAAAGAAAACTGTGCCTCCGAATACAGTGGTGCCACCCCCATGGATGATGCCATGGAACGGCTGCTTCGGGCGCGGAAAGGAAACTGATATGTTTGAAAAAGTGAATCCGTGCCACCCGGACAAGGTGGCTGACCGCATCGCCGGTGCCATCGTGGACCTGGCCTAT